TTTTTTTCGTCCACCAATTCACTAAATCGTGCGTAAGGAACTTGATTGACGGGCTGCTTTTCTTCACTTGCAGTATCAGCGGTGTCCTGTTTTACGTCTTGGACTTCGACTTGTTGTTCTTCCATTTTAACCTCTTGTTTGAGTTAGTTAATTCTTTAACCAATAGTTATGTTAATTGGTTTCTTAGCGTACTTGTTGACATTCTTGCCAACAACATTACTTAAATTCTTTAGGATTTGATTTTCGTTTTCGCTATTAAGACCAAAGATATTTCTTCCATTGTCTGCATTTCCTTTAACTTTTAAGCCATCACGAAATACAATATCAACACCAATGTTCGTTGGTTTCTGTGCAGATATAGAACCGAGCATTGTGCCTGTCAATCTCAAGTTTGGTGGACTTGTCTGCTTAACTGTTCCAACTCCTTTAGGACCGGCTTTACCGGCTGATTTTCTTGAAGCGTATTGTGTTGTATATGCTTTAAACTTATATCTTTTATTTGTGCCTTCTCTTGTTCCATATCCTTTATCTGAATCGTTAACAATCTTTGTTGCAGCTTTACCACCTATCTTCGCCCATACAGAACGTGGCAAGTTTAAAATGTCTTGTGCCTTCATTTGACCATCCACGAATGTCTGCAATTAAATGATCCTCTTACACCAAAAGGTGTGTTACTTGCATTTACTTCTGCTTCTGTATAACCTTTTGTTGGTTCATTCTGTATTGTATCACGGCAGATTTCTCTTGTCGCTGAATCTAATGGACCTACATAAGTCCATCGCACATCTACACCTTCAAACACTTTGTGTCTAGCTACATCGTCAAACTGTCTAATCCCATCTTGTACTGCTACATTCAATTGATGTGTCTCTAGCTTTACAGTATCTTTTAATCGTGCTACTATATTTGAAGGACGTTCGCCAGATACTATACCTTTAAACAATCCATCTTTTAAATCATTAGCGAATGTAGTTGCTTTACCTAATAGACTTTCTGCTTCTAAGTCTTGTAATAATTGAAGCTGTGCAACTGTTGCTCCCTGTATCGTTGCTATGCCACGTTTATCTGCTAGAGCTTTAATCTTTACAACTTGATCTTCATACGATTCCATCAGTCCATTAACAGCATTTGTGTAACCTCTATCCAATAACTCTTGAAAGAAGTCTAATTCTTTTGCAATAGCCACAAGTTCTGTGTCTGTTAAACTGTCCATTCGTTTAGCAATAGTATCTAAGTCATTGAGCAATTTGTTCTCAATGTTCTTGATTTGCTTCATAAACTTATCTACGGGATCAGCCACCTAATATCCTCTGTATTGCTGTTGTTGGTTGTTGTGCTTGTGCTTCTTGCTCATTGTTTTCATCTACTCTGTTCATAAGCTTCTGTAAGTCCTCATCTGTTATGTCTGGATTAAAATACTTGATAAGGTCTGTTCTATCCATTAAACCTTTAGCCATCATAAATTCTAATCGTTCAAACTCTTGCTTTTGATCCGTTGGAAATTCTATTTCTGCGAAATCCACCGAATAATTCTCGCCCATATCTTTGCCTGTATGTACACGCAATACTTCTCTATCCACTTCATATCGTTCGTGTTCCCAATCTCTCCATTTAGGTATGTCTGATATTCTTGATTCAAGGTTCTCCATTTCCATTAAACGTAATGCTGAACCACTAGGTGCATTACCCGACTCGTCCCACTTAATGCGTAAGTGATTATTAATAGCAGTCTGATTAGCAAAGGACTTAGCCACATCAATCATTTGTGCAAGATTAGCCGGACTTGATACAAAAGAAAATGAACTATCTTGTGGCATTAGAAGGACACGATCAATACCAAGCTTCATACGTGTAGCTTCTTCTATCCCTGTTGCCACAGGCTGACCAAACGCAAAACGTGTTGCCAATGCTATCTCTGTGTTAGCAATACCTATTTGAATGGCTGCTCTCACTACATCTGATGCACTCTGCTTGTAATCCATAAAGGTCACAGGCATAATTGAGTACGGATTGATGTTATCTTCATTGACTTGTATTGTCCTACCCGCTTGGTCAAACTTTAAATGAATACCGGGTACACCATCCCTTGCTTCTGACCAGAATACAAATACACGATTGTTCTTCGCATCCCTACCTACTTCATACGATACACCAAAGGGACGTGAATCACCTTCAACGTAATATCTTTTGTAATGTGGAATAATATCATAATCTAACTTGTCACCAACGTACTTAGTACGAAAAGCCATAGAGCCTGTGAGCCACGCTGTCTCGTTATACTCACGTGCTGCTGTATCTAAATGATGTGCAAACTCCATATACTCATCTGCTGACTCTCCGTTTATCATACGTTTAGGTGCATTCTTATAGATCATATTCCTTGCACGTGCAAAACGTGGCACAATCTTCTGTGGAAAAGCCGGTATCTGCTCTAATGTAGAAGGCGAGAACCATTGTTCTATATGTTGATCCACGTGCCTGTGATAATAAAAGTCTAAAGCTGTATCACGTTCTGCGTTCTCTTGGTCCTCTAAGTTCTTTTGTGCTGTGCGTATAGACTCAAGGACTATCTGCTGCGATAGATCGGGCAACACTACATCATTAACTGTCATCATTCATACATCCAATTCTTGTCCATATTGAAACTCATAATTTGAGCGTTATTAATTAAGTCTTGTGCTTCCCTTTTAATCTTTTTATCCATTCGTATCCCATATATCCACAATGCTATAAATACACAGTTAATCGCTATTGACATACCTAAGATAAATGCTACCATCTAACGCTTTCCATAATCTTTTTAGTCGCCGGGAATAAACGATTAATACCATACCCTATTGCATCTGATGCGTGTGACTGCGTACTGTCTCGTTTATCAATATCGTTTCCGTGCCATACGTTTCTTTCAAAGTCCATAATAAGATTTGGGCAGTTCTCACAAGAGAAGTTGCCATCACGTATTAACTTATTTACTGAATTAACACGCTCACGTACAGGCGGATTGCCTTTAGGTGCTGATATACTATATCCCGGATTACTTCTAATTATTTGGTGGTCACTTGATACTGCTGATGAACGTCTTGCACTACCACTAGCATCTGGAAAGCATTTGGCTTCTGGGTATCTCTTTACTAATTCTTCAACCATATCGTATGTTGTTGCGTTCTTTAATCTTACCTCGTCAAATACGTGTATCCAATTAGGTCCTATATAAAAGACTTCTGTACTCATAGCATCGACATTGAAGTCAAAAGCCAGACCAATCGGTAACCCTTCGTTCTTTAGATCGGGACGTTCAACAACGTGCTTATCTCTGTCAAAGTCTTTATATACTCTGCCTTGCGTTAGATTAACGAACTTGCCGTGTACATACGCATCAATCTGTTCTTCTGAATATGCTTGCAATAAACTTTCTTTATAATCGTCTGGTAAATGTGGATTGTCTAGCGTTGATGCTTGTATTGTACCTAAGTCAAGCTTTGGATCATTAGCCAATGTAAATCCCCAATTCAACTGCTCTGGTGTCCCTGTAAGGAATATCTGAGACTTCTTAGCCTCTGGGTGTCTTACACGTGCTATCATTTGTTCAAAGACCTCACGCTTCTGTATAAACGGCTCGTCAATAACCGCCCAACCAATGTTCGGACCACGTAATGAATCCGGTTTGTCGCCAGAGCCAAGCCATATTGTACCGCCCCAATTATGAAAAGTAAACTCTGACCTCTGTTGATTATATGTGTAATCGATTTCAGCACGTTCGCATAACTCTTTTAGTGTTACTATTATCGTCTTGGTCGCTAACTGATGTGAAGGTGATATGTACATTCCCGGTACAGGACTGTTCAAATAGCTCATATAAAGAGATTTCAATGCTCCGATATAGGTCTTGCCACTTCCATATCCGCCAATCAACAGGACAATTCGGTTTTGCATATCCCAGAATTGCCGCTGATGCTTGAGCATACTGTCTTTCTTTATTGTGAAATTCACTCAATTACGATTTTATCTTTTCTAATACGTTGCTCCACATATTCTCTGGGTTTCCCCTCTACCCTGTTCATATACATCTCGGCAGCCTTTAGTGATCCATTCTCTGCCATACTTAATACTTTATTCAATATCTTTTCTTTGCGTGTCTTGCCTTTACTATCTTCTGCCTTCGCAAGTTCTTTAAAAAGGTCTGACATTGAGCCATTACGTCCGTTAGGATTAGCGTTATTTCCTTCTTTAAACCTATTGCCAACCTTATTTCCTTTGGCAAATTGACCGTTTGACCGTTGATTTACCGTTGTTTCAGCCATCGTTATCAACTAAAGCCATTACTGAAGGCTTATCTATCTTATCCATTAAATCTTTTACTTTGTGCGAATCAGTCTCGTACACGTCAAATTCTAATCTCCACGTGTGAGTCATCTTTAAATTTTTTATGCCTACCAACTCAACATTCAATGCAATATCTTCTGACTTACTCGTATCGCCTTCCCACTTAGCCATTACTTACCAACAAGCCTTTGTGCTATTGAATGACTCTGTGCAAACGTCTTACCTCTACGCATTTCAGTCGCCATCTTTGATAAGTGTCTTTTAGTATGATGCACTTTATGTGTCTGCATCTGTGATTTCTGTGTGCTGCTTAAACCTTTAAGACTTATGCCTTTTAAATTAGTAGCCATAAGATGTTTTCTTTCTGCGTTTACTTTTACCACCAGACTTCTTTGCCGGTCTGCCTACTTTTCTTCCGTATGATCCTTTACCTTTTGGCACTTCGTTCCTCTCTTTCAATAACAGAGTTTGCCCAAGTTCTTCCCGCATTGCCACCCCATAGTCCCCAAGCTACTGATGCCTTCCCCTTTACATCATTCCTTCTGTTTCGTCTTTCTGCCGGTGTGTTGTGTCTAGCAAAAAAACTTCTCATTCTTCTAATTGTATCTAAACTAATGTTTTTACCGCCCGATAAATCTCTTGCCCTAGCTACTCCAACTAATGTGCCGCCTCTATTTGAAGGTGACACGCTTCTTCTTCTTTCTAAAGCAACACGAGCAGCGTTCTGTACTGCTTTTGGTGGTATCGGCACTATTTAGGTCCACGTTTATTATAGTCTGTGTCGTGAAATCCCGATCCCCTTAGTATAAATGATATTGGTGATATGACTTTGCGTGTTCTGCAAGAGTCACATTTAGGACATTGTTCGGACGAATTGTCGTCCATTGTGCGAATAGTCTCCCAAACCCACAAACAATTGTTGCATTTGTAGTCGTATCGTATCATCTTACCGGTAAGAGTACGTTTGTTTTCCTGTCTGCCGCATATACTACCATCTGATTACCAGAAACACGGGTAGGGCAACAAATACCCTCTTACTTATATGGTAAAAGGTAAACTTTTTAGATTTGGGATTCTGCTAAAGCCTTATCACCCTTGACTTTACAGCGTTTCCACGCCATCTTAATCGAGCCTTCAGACTTTCTTGTAATATTAGATATTTCTTTAAAGCTATCTTTTCTAATTTGGTGATGAAAATACACTAATCGCTCCAAATCGGTCATAAAATAACCAAGTGTAAAGCCTAGATTAAGAAACTTTAAATTGTTTATAGCTTTATCTGCAAGTTCGTTTACATCTGTAATACGTTGTTCTTGTTCAGAATGTCCGCACATTGGACAAGGTTCGTGGCTTGGTTCGTTCATTTAAAATATCTTTGGTATATTTCAACAACAAAAGAACATAAAACAACTAGACTAAATACTAATAATGCTAAACCAACACCTAAACAAAATATTGATCCGGCTATTTTTACTATTACATCAATCAAAATGGTAAGTCGTCCGCTTCTTCAGAACCATATCTTGATTCGTGTTGATTTGTTCCTTTATCTTCATAGGTATCTTCGACTATATAATGCGTGACACCTTTTTCTGAAGGTTCTTTTCTTTTTTGAATAAGAATATTAGCTGAACCCTTTTTTTCAATAGATTCTAACTGTTCAATAAACTCATCAACTTTGATCCATACCTTTAATATTGTTCCTCCATTATCAAAAGTGTGTTCTTTTATTACTGCACCATTAAGATAGTTCTTTTTTCCTTGCATCTTTCTTCTCCCTTCGTTTCTTTGCTTTATATTCGGCAATAGCTTTACGCTTCTTAGCCTTCAAATGTTTTTTACGTTTTGCTTCTTTATTTGGCATAATTGTTTGAGGGCATTGGTTCGCCAACCTTCACTTTTTCAAATACAACCTATAACCACACACGTCTTGTCGCCTTATTGTTTCGGTTACAAGGTTAATTATTTGTTTTAGTTTTGCCCTCATTTCCTTTATATATCTTTTTTAAAAGTTTATTAACACTATCAACGTGCTTATTACAAGAATAAGCCAACGTAATTGTCTCGCCATCTTTATAATCTGTAAACTCATACACTCCCTTGCTCAAACACGAGCCTTGTTTGCATATATTTGGTAATACTTTATTAACTTGTATCATATACCGCAATATCCTTCCTCGCACATAAACAACTCCTCTTGATCTTCTTGTAAATAAGCTTTTTCAAGTGGTTTTAGACTTGTATGCAAAAACAACTCATCTTTTATACCAAACTGTTTTGAATTACGAATAACCTTATCCAACTTAACAGCCTTGCTCCATTCTTTTGGATAATTTTGCTTAATTTCTTTCCAAGCTTTATTATTATGATATGGACAAAAAGTACAACTTGACTTTTTAACATTAAAAAAATTGTTTTGTTCTAAAAAAGAAATACAGTCTGATCTTGTTAATCTTTTATCAATAAGTGGATATTTATATATTACATTATAGAGTTGCGATTCTTTCATTCTTTGTATTTCATCTAAAGAAATACCAAGCCACATTTCTGTTGGCTTCATTCTTTGGTGCTTTTTTAACTTATGCAGCCTTCTAACTTCTTTAATAACAATTTGAATTTTATATTCTCCTGTACATTGTCTTAACATTATTCCACCAGATGAAGTGTGAGCCGGTATTTTTGCAACTCTTGTGTTATTTTTATAAGCGTTTATAATATCGTTATATAAAGATTTTTTCTTTTTTATAAGTGGTATTCCATTGTTTTTTTGTTTCCACAATTTTATTTTACTCCAGAGATTGTAAGTATCTGGTAATTCTGCATCTGGATCAGCAAATATTGCATAATCAGCACGTTCTATATGTCCAAGTGACGACATTAAATACATTGCTGTTGATTGTATGCCAAGACCAAGTGAAATAATTTTCATTTTGGTACACTTCTCAAATTAGTTTGAACATAATTAGAGTTTTTCTTGTGTCTAATATAAGGTGTTTTGCAACCTTGACATCTATACACAGGAAACTTGTTTGCTGATGTAAAATAACTTGTATCTGTTTCATCTAAGAACTCACAACCACAATTAGGACAAACATCTTGATCCATTAACACACCTAAGTTCGGGTGATTCTTTATGTATGGTCTAAGTTTTAAGTAAACTTCTTCCAATCCCATAACATCGTGGCGGTTATATTCTTCCATTTCGTCTAATCTTTTTTGATTTCCGTGAATACAATCTACCCATAATTGAAACTCTGTTGAAAGTTTTTGCTCTAACTTAAAGTGTTTTGTCAAGTAGTCTTGTTTATATGAAACAAAAGCAAATTCCCTACGTGCTACTTTTAGCGTATCTATGGTCCTAAATGGTGAAGGTGGTTTAATATTGTTATCAATAAAACGTGCATTTAACTTTCTTAAATCAAACCTATCGCCATTATGTCCTATAACAATATCTGCTTCGTCTAATAGCTTCCAAATAGATTCTAGTACACGCTTATCGTCACGTGTTTTTGTTTCTTCTGGTGTAACTATATCAGATACAACATTCTCGTCATATAACCACTTTGCCGCCCACGATAATACATACCAAGACTTTTCTTCGCCGTCACTATCTTTAATAATATTAGTATGTGGAATAAACTGCTTATATAATCCCCAGACATATACTTCCATTGGTGCAGTCTCTATATCAAACAATAAAATTTTAGGTAAATCAACTTTTGGTGAATCTCTAGGCACTTGAAATTGCTTACGACAACCAATACACTTATATCTTTGTACATTGCATTCATAACCTTTAGAATAAACAACACCTTTTTTCTGAATATGTGTTGAATTACATTTCGGACATATCGCTCTCATAGTTTCTCCTTTGGTATGTGGTTACCATAATTTCTCTTGATTCATTTGCCCTCTATATTCCCACGTATGAACTTTCTTTCCATAATTACCCTGTTTCATATACTTAGTTTTTCGTAAATGTCCTTCTCTTGTAAGATTAGACATTGCACGTCTGACGGATGTTAATGGCTTGGTTACCATCTGACAGTAAGTTTGTATTTCTTCTGGAGAATATTGCTTGTTTTTATTCTTTTCAAAAAATCCAAGAATCCGATCTTCTTGTGTATTAGCTTTTCGATTAGCTTCTTTAAGGTCAAAACCTTTTAATTTATTTGTGTTATAATAAGTCATATTCTTTTATAAGCTTGTCTGTTATTTCAGAAG